TCGGCTCATATTTCAGCTCTATGGATCTCACTTCTCCATCGTCGTCTGTGTGAACCTTCATGTCCGTGAGGTTCAGTTCCTCTACGACGTCTTTCAGTGGCTTCGTATATACGTCATTCAGTTTCATTTTCTCTCCCTCCTGCAGGTTCTATCTCTTGCGCGACGGCCAGCCGCCAGAATACCTTCTGCCATTTTGATTCCTCCTCATGTTCTGATCTCTAAGGCCAGCGTTACATACTGCGAGTTGAGGCTGTCGAGCAACTTCAGGCATGTTTCCGCTCCGATCAGCTCCAGCTCTTTGAGCAGGTAAATCTTTCCCCTTGCAGTTATGTACTTCTGATTCAATTTCAGGAGTGCATCCTGGCTCTTGGTATTTATTTTTACTGAGTCCATTATCTTCTGGACAACTTCCTGAATGGTTTCTGCAGATATGTTCTTTCCTTCTTCCATGTCTTCCTGCGACCTCCCTTCTCATTGGATATCCATGCATCTTAAGCCAGTTATTGCCTTTCCCTTCCGGAGCTTCCCGGATCCTGCCGGCCGCCCGATGTGCGGTCAGTAATGCATCTAAGGCACCGTTTGCGGATATTCCGCTTTTTGCCATGGTACTAAACACATCAATTGCCGACCTAAACTGATCTGACAACCATTCGCCCATGAGGCTTGCGGCTTCTCTGAACTTTTCGCCCGCCTGCTGTAATTTGTCATTATTCAAAAGAAATCCCTCCAGTTATCCACGACCGTCTTGGCCATGTCTTCTTTTCGGCTCAGAGCCTTGCTGATCAGCTCATCGATGGTTCCTTCAATCTCCAAGTCTATGTATGTGCAGCAGTTTCTCTGGCCGATTCTGTGTATACGGGAGAGGCTCTGACTGTAGGTTGCGTAGTTGAAGTTTTTACTGTAATAGACGCAGGTATCTGCAGCTGTCAGCGTGATTCCGGTACCGGCAGTGTCAATCTGTCCGATAAAGAGCACTGTGTTCGGGTCCTCTTGGAACTGTTTCACGATGCCACCTCGGTCTTCCTTCTTAATGTCTCCGTAGATTGCCACCTGTTTCAGTTCCTTCGGGAGCACCTTCCCGGCCAGCTCCATGATCGCTTTTACCTCTGCGATGAACCTCGCGAAGATCACCAGTTTCTTTCCGGATCCGATCACATAGTCTTCGATGATATCAGCCAGGGCGTCCAGCTTGGCTCTGCTTACCAGCTGCGGCTTCTGCGCGTCATCCTGAACCAGGAAGCCTCCGGCCAACTGCTGCAGGCGGAGCAGTCTTGTCAGGACTGTAGTCGCGGTAATGTGGCCGCCTCCGTCCAACTCTGCATAGCTGTCCTTTTTAATTCTCTCGTACAGGTTCTTTTCTTTCTGGCTAAACTGTATCTTTCTGGTCTCGAACGTCTGCTCCGGAAGGTCCAGGGCTTCGTCCTTAGTGACTCTGAAAGCGATGCTGTGTTCTTTCTTGATCAGACCTTCCAGGTCCTTGTACCCTACGATTTTCTTGTTTCCATAGCCGCCCATGATCGCATACCGGCCGCGGAACTTGAAGAAGTTATCTCCGAATACGGTTTTGTCCAGGAAGCGGTACTGCGACCAGATATCAATAGCTGCAGTCTGAACCGGCGTTCCGGATAAGATCAGCTTGTATCTGGCCTGATCTCCCAGTTCATGCATGGCCTTGCTCTGTGCTGCATCGTATGTTTTGATACGCTGGCTCTCATCTGCGATCACCATGTCCGCATCGAACTCTTTGAGTTTCTCCAGGATCTCTGGCCGCCAGGTTGACTCGTAGTTGATCACCGCGACCTTCAATGCCTTGAATGGAAACTTGATCAGATCGTCGATCTGCTTCAGGCGCTGCTTCTTCTCTCCCAGGAGTGTTTTGCAGGTGTACTTGAATTTCGCATATTCCTGCAGCTCCTTTGGCCACACTGCCACGACGGAGGTCGGTGCTACAATCAGAAGACGTTCCACTTTTCCCATCTGGTATCCGGCGCCGGCGATCGCGATCGCTGTCAGTGTTTTTCCGCAGCCCATCTCAAATAGCAGGCCGAAGCCTTTGTTTACGTTCTGCATTTATTTCTCCTTGAAATTTTGTTATAATAGTTTTCATCGGGGGGGGGCTTCGGTGAACTCCACGCCCTGCATCACCTTGTGTCTTGCCAGGACTTCTGAAGGTTTGATGCCATGAATGCCCTGATAGTCCATCGGGACACTTCCCCGGTAATATCTTTGCATGTAAGACGGATTTAGAAGTCGCTCGTATTTTCCCCTGGTGGCCAGCGCTGTTCTCCCTAACTTATCAGCGATCTGTCCCCAGTCGTATCCCTTCTCTGCCATTTCACAGAGCGTTTCGACTTCTTCTTCCGTCCACATCCTTGTCTTATTCCTAACCGGACGTTCTTTCAGTCCGAGGTCTAATATTCTTCGTTTTATAGCTCCCTCTGACCGGCTCAGTTCTTTCGATAAATCCCTGTAAGTGTATTTATGCTGTGAAAGCATCCGCTTCAGCTTCTGATCTATCGTGGTGGTCCAGACCTCATTGTGCGCTCCCTGAGACTGCAGCTTTTCAAAGTCTGCCCTGCGTTTTACCTTTACCCACGCCGGCTCTTTTCCGAGGCTATATTCCTCAAACCTGGAAAAATCCATGAGGTCCTTGTGATCTTCAGCCCACTTCCAGAATTCTTCCAGGTCAACAACCTGAAAGCGGCAGTGATTTACTCTGTGCCAGTGTACTGGAAGTCCTTCTCGAAGCAATCGCCCGGTTACATACGTTCCCATGTTCTTCACGCCGTACAAAGTAATGATTAACTGGTTTAGCGAAACTCTGTGATCATTCTCCAGGTGTGCTCCGCATCCTAAATGGTACCTGCGGTTATTTATTGCCCCCACGCTCCTGCCTAACTGCTTAGCAATGATCGGAATTGAAAGGGTCCCCCATTTATCCTAAAGAAACGCATCTTCTTCCGGTGTCCAGTTTTTCTTTGCCCTAGGTGCCGGCTTGAGCCTTCGATCTGTTTTGGGTTCAGCTCTTGATTTTTTGGTTGTCTCCATTGTCAAGTCCTCTTTTTACTCTTTCAAGGAAACTTCTGAATCTTCATCAGCTTCTTCGTATTCTTCTCTTGATATGATTCTTACATTCTCCAGCGGAACCTTGCACATGCCTGCTGCCACTTCTCTTTGTCTGTCGGCATATTTAGCAAAGTCCATTTTCTGTAAAGCATTCGCTGTAATCCCTACGATTATGGCAGCGTATCCGATTGAATCTTTACCGCCATAAAGCTCTGCATCCTTTATCTCGAAGTAAATTCCGAGTGACATTACGTTGTTCATTGGGCAGCTCCTTTCTTCAGCGCACACCTTGGCTCAATCTTTACCATTGATAGTGTCCTCCTTCTTCGTGGTCTCAATGAATCCGAAGGTCATCAACGCCATGTTGGCCGCTCTTACCTGGTGTTCATAGAGGTTCTTTGTTACCGGGTATTTATACAGTGGTTCCGGATGCTCCCTGGTTCGTTCCTGATCTACCGCTTCCTGGACCTTATTCATTCTGGTTCGTTCCGCTTCGATGGATGGAGGGAGATGTACGAGGGTGGCCAGTTTATTAAGCAGTTCCGCGCTGGCAATCCCTTCATACATCTGCTGTCCTCTGATCAATCGCATCTGGTTCCAGCTCTTGATGATCGTCTTCTGAATGGCATCGGCTTCAATGATCCGGACCATTCCGTCAGTTAATGCCATCTTCATTTCTGGATGTCCTCCTGCTGCAGATACGCTTCTCTCTCGCTCATCATCGATTCGTATTCCTCCTGGGTGTACTGCTGTCCATTCCAGTAGGTTCTTTCGATCGGGGCTGCCGGAGCTTCGTATGGGTCATTTAAGATCATGTACAGGAGCCTCCCTGCTGTAAGAGCTGCTACACTTATGCAGACAGCTGCTTCTTTCAGGATCCTCTTAAGCCGAGCGTTTCTGCGGCGTTTCCTGTTCCGTTCTCTCTGTTCCATCCCTCTTTGATACCTGTTTGAGCAGGGACTCTGTGAATCGTTTCTCATATCCATCTGTGTACTGCACCTCCATCTTTATGTTCATAGTTACCATCCTTTCTGAATGTACTTGACTTACCGGAAGGGTTTTATTATGCTCTCTAGGCTTGGCTGGGTCCGGTAGTCTGTGACAGGTTCTCCAAGGCGATTGAAGAACCTGTCCGCTATGCTCCCTGAGTTTTGTGTGGGGTAGCCGTATAGCCGTTGCCTGCAGTGCTGATCGTTTCAGGTCAGCCATCCGGGGTTAAGTCGCACCCACCAGTCCATGCTCCGGATGTTCTCTCTCTGGTGTTCTCATCTGCCTCCAAGCCGGGATTTTTTTACTAGGGTCTGCGCTTTCCACCCCTATTACGACGGCTCTCCGCAGGCATCGGATTTCCCGCCGAGTGGATTTATCTGCGTCGGCTCCACCATACCTGGGTTTTTAATGAGGTCCCGCGTCCCTCAGCTCTCTATTTAGTTTTAGGCCATGGCCGGTTCGTCGATTGCTCTCTGAGCTTCCATGCCGGCCATGAAGATGTTTGTGGCTTTTACAACTTCAGCTCGTTTTTCTTTTGGCACCGCCGCCAGCATCTTCATGATGGTCTCAGCGCTTTCGAGCTGTTCTGTTGTGTATCTTCTCTCTGCCATCTTGGTTCCTCCTTTCGTTGGTGCGTTGGTTTTTTGTTGTCTATGCCGTTATTATATGTTGACGTAAGCGTGTTTGTCAATACTTTTTTGTTGTCAGCGCGGTTTTTTGTTGACAATGCGGTTTTTATGCTTTATAATTCAGGCCATAGGAGGTGAGAAAAAATGACGATTGGAGATCGAATTAAAAAAATTCGTCGAGAATTTGATTTAACGCAGGAGGCTTTTGCTTCCAGAATTGGTTCTGTACAAAATACTATTACCGGTTACGAAAGCGGACGAAGAAACCCGTCAGCTCCAGTGATTTCTCTAATATGTAGGGAGTTTGGAATAAACGAAGAATGGCTTCGGGATGGAATCGGTGATATGTGTGTGCCTGATCCAGATAATGAGTTGGAAGCCCTGGCGGAAAAATATAAACTGAGTGCTGCTGATCAGATATTGATTGAGAAATTTGTGAATCTGAAAGCAGATACTAGAAATGCGATCCTGGAGTTCATGGCGGACGTTGTTGCCTCTATTCAGGAATCAGAAGAAGATTTTTCGGACGTTCCTCCTACCTCTAAGGAATTCGAGCGGAGCTTCCAGGTCTTGGAAGACGACGAAAAAAAAGGGGGACTTGGGTAATGTACCCAGTCCTCCTGTGTCCTTAACGAATTAATATAATTTTTGCGCTTTTACTTGCATTTAGGTTGATGTAAATGGTGTTGTCGTCGTGGTAGTAAATCGCGTATATGTATTTTTTAGTGAAGAAAACGTATTTTTTGCTCATATCCAACTCCCCCTTTTTAGGACCGGAACGACTGGGCACACGAAAACTATTATACTGTAAAACATCATTTATTTAACTGGTAAGTTATGGAAATACGGGCGCCGCCTGGTGCTCTGTTTCAAATAAATCTCACTCAAAGGAGGGCTTACCATGCCGATCAGTTTTGGAAACTGGCCCGAAAACATTCATTCTGATTTTGAACAGGTGAAGCGTATCGATGCCGGGAAGAAATTAAAAAAGTCAATACTTTCTCTCGATGAAGAGAAACAGGAAGTTGTGATCCAGGGTTCTTCTGATGAACCTTATCAGGCCACATTACAGGAATGCACCTGTGCAGATTTCAAAATCAGACAGGCTCCATGTAAACATATGTATTGTCTTGCTTTTGAACTTGGATTAATGGATGATCTTCCGAAATACGACAAAAAGAAAAGTTCCTTTGATCCTGGTGCTGAATTGGAGCGTTATCGTTCCCTTTACGAAACTGGCGAAATCGGCGCAGATGCTTATGTAAAAATCTGCACTGCCCTTGCCAAACTGAAGAAATGAAAAAATCGCCCGGCGCTTCCAACGCCAGACGATCTCATAAATCTTGCAGACAGCCGTTCAGCTGGCTACAATTCCTTCTCGACAAGGGAATTATAACACAGATCTGGGCGCCTGCATAGGCGTATTTTTTATACCATTTTTTAGGAGGTTGTTATGATAATCTGTTGTTATGGCAGAAAGTCCATCTACTCTGATCACTCAGATTCTATCGACAATCAGTTCCGGATGTGCCGGGATTATGTGGAGCTGAAATTTTCAGGCCAGGTGGATTCCTTCCTGGAATACCAGGACGAAGCCTTCACTGGTGCGAACACAAAGCGTCCTGATCTGCAGCGTCTCCTGGCTGATATCTCCGCCGGAAACTGCGACGTTCTGATTGTGTACCAGTTGGACCGTCTTTCCAGGGACGTCCGGGACTTCGCGAATATCTACGCAATCCTGGAAGAACACCATGTGAAGTTTATATCCATCAAGGAAAACATCGACACGTCCACGCCGATCGGGCGCGCTATGATGTATGTCACCGTCGTCTTTGCTCAGATGGAGCGCGAGACCATCGCAGCCAGGGTGGCGGACAATATGATCGGTCTTGCAAAGAAGGGCTACTGGACCGGCGGAAACCCACCTGAAGGATATGTCCGTACCCGCATTGAGGTAAACGGTAAAAAGCACTGTTCCATCGTTCCGGATCCGGAAGGCGTGAAATATGTAAACTGGATTTTTGATACCTTCCTGCAGAACGATTACTCACTCCAGAGCATGGAGACAGCTTTTAAAAACCAGGGAATCCGGACGCGGCGCGGCGCTTTTTTCTCAACTGCGCAGCTGCATAAAATATTGACCATGCCTTACTGCGTGCAGGCCACTCCAGAGGTCTATGATTATTATGTGGCCAGGGGCTGCCAGATGGATCCGGAATCTCCACGTGAATCCTGGGACGGTACCTGCGGTGTCATGATCTACGGCCGGACAACTCAGAAAAATAAAAAGCACCAGATGCAGCCTCCGGAGAAGTGGCTCGTCTGCCTGGGTGCTCATGAGCCATTCATGCCGGCAGATAAATGGTTAGCTGTACAGGCCAGGTTCTGCAGGAACAAATTCGATAAAACAATGAAGTACGATGTCCCGCTTCTGAAGGGCGTGCTCCGTTGCTCCTGTGGCTCTATCATGTGCGTGGCCAGGAAGAAAAAGAAAGAGGGTGTTTCCTCCTGGTATTATTGTCTGAAACGCATGAGGCAAGGAAAGGAAGTCTGTGATTCTCGCCAGATCAAATGCGAGCTGTTGGATCAGAAAGTCCTGGAGCTTCTGCAGTCGATCGAACGCGATCCGGCGCTCATTCACCAGTTCGCAGAACAAAACGCAGAGGTCCTGGCCGGTCCGGATCCAAAGGTGCTCGCATCGAAGATCAGCACTTGCCAGACGCGCATTGACCGCCTGGTGTCCTCGCTCTCACTTGCTGCAGAGTCTTCTGCGCAGAAGTACATCCTGGCCGAACTGGAACGGCTGGACCTGGAAATCCAGGCGCTACGGCGCGAGCACAACCTGGCGCTGACTACAGAAAGAAATCGAACCAGGCAGCAGCAGGATACTTTTTCGAAGGTCTCTGAAATCAGCAGGCTTATTGGTGATATGGATTCATTCTCTGCTTCAGAGAAAAATGCTATTGTGAAGGACGTTATAAAAAAATGCGTATGGGACGGGGAGTCCCTTTCTATTATGCTTTGATGCTCACTTTTTTATCTTGCGTCCTTCACCCCGCATTGCAAAAAAGTGAAATACTAAAAAATGGAAGGAGGCGTTGTTTATGCTAACTATTTATCATGTGTTCGGATCCGGCGATTTCTTTCTGGAAACCAGCAGCCAGCGTGAAGCTGCACTGGCCGCTCAGGACGTCGCAAACGAAACCGGACAGCCCGCGTCGGTGATCATGTTCTTTGAGAAACGGTCGCGTATTACACATTATTATCCAAAGAAAGGAGCAGCATTATGAGAAGAACAAACAAAGTATATTTAGTAACCTGGAGTTATCCTGGTGGCGCCTGGAATGTGGTCAGAGCTTATGTTGATACAAAAGCACAGGCCAGGAAGGCCGCAAAGGTTCAGTTCGGATCCGGTATTGAAATTCACGATATTGAGCTATGGGAAAATTAACATGGGAAAGTGAGTCGAAAAATGTTAAAAATAATAAGATGTGAGGGAAACGGGCAAGGTAGCTGCAAAGGATGCGACGATAAAGGCATCTGGAACAGACACTGGGCGTGTTTCTTATACAAGATAGAGGGGCAGGAAGGTTGCTATTGCGAGAAATGCATAAAAGAAATTATGAAGAAAGAGGGATGTGATTGAATGAGCAGACAGATAGAAAGAGATATCCGAATATGTCCTTGCTGTAATCAAGAAGTAGAACGCGGTGAAATGGATTTTACCAGAGATTGTCATGGTATAGCATTTAGACTTGTATGCTTCTCTTGTTGGGAGAAGTTAATGAGAAAAGGATTTGATGGAGAATATTATTCTGAATTAGATGAATGCATTGATTATGAGTATTGACAATAACAGTCTAATACGCCTAGAAAGCCCAGGAGCTCAGTTCCCAGGCTTTCTTTTTGTCCATATTAAATTGCAATCAGATCTTTCCAGGTCTTTTCTCCGCACTCTCCGTCTACGGCCAGAACTCCGTTTCTGGATTTCTGGTAAGCCTTAAGCGCATAGATGGTGTTCTCATCTGCTTTTCTGGATAATCTCAGGGCTTTTCCATTCTTGCCCTTGAATCCTCTTGCACGCAGGATTTCCTGCAGCAGAAGGACAGAGGTTCCTGTGGATCCAAGTCTCACGAGTCCAGGTTCGAACATATAGCCAGCTCCTTTCGTAGTTGTTTCCGGTGTCACAGCTTCTGGTTTCTTTGTTGGCTTGCTTCCGCTCGTATTTACGAGACCAGAGAAGTCGATTCCTTTTCCAGTAAATCTGAGACGGTGTGTCCAGCCATGACTGTACAGGTACCACGGCTGCGTTCTGATCTCATTTCCGGAGTTGTCCTTTGTGTCCGTCGTTCCCTCGGAGCTTCTGGCATGGACAATGTTGTCCTTATCAATCGCCATTGCTACATGATGTGTAGTGTTGAGCTCCAGATCGCCTTTGATCATCTGTGCATGTGCTGTCTGATTTCTGGCCACGACCTCAAACCCGCAGTTTAACATTTCCAGCATATTGCCAGTGTAGCTGCAGTGCTCCTTCAGGTATCTGGCCTGCTGAGTAAGCCCATTCTTAAGGAATGCGTAGTAGTAAGCAGTCAGGGTCAGCGAACTGCAATCGAAAGACTTTGGTACATTGATTTCATACAAACTCCGGATTCTCTGGCTGTATCCGTGATCGTTATCATTTGCGATTCCGACCGCAAACTCTACCGCATCGTTCCGGATGTTCTGAATGATCTGTTCTTTTGTTTTCTTCACTTCTGGCTCCCCCTTGTCATTTTCGGAATAATCTTTGTAGAAGACGTTCCGGTCTACGGTTCCACTGATACCAGGGATCTTGGCCTTGGAGCTGTACTGCCAGCCGACGCCGAAGTCTGGCCGGAGTCTCTCCTGGAGCCATCCGTTATCGTTGGCCGGATACCTTGCGATCCAGAAATCGTACTTCTTCAGGTGACTGCAGATCACATTCATGTACCAGTCCACGTTGCAGTAGATGCCGAACTTGTATCCTGCTGCCTCTACGATCTCTCTGAAAGCATCGGCCATCTTGTGGATGCTCTCAGCTCCGATGCTTCTCTGGTTGTTGTATTCCAGGTCAAGCCATACCGGATACTGCAGCTTCCTTCCATTCAGGACGGATACGACCTTCCTGGCTTCGCTCTGAATCTCTGCGATCGTCATGGCGTAGCTGTATTTATATACTCCGACCGGGATATTGTGCTTTTTACATCCGGAGAAGTTTCTCTCGAAGCAGCTATCGATCACGTTGCCTGCTTCTGTAATTCGAATAAAGACGAAATCCATCCCATAGCTCGCTACCTTATCCCAGTCAATCTGCCCCTGCCAAGCAGAGACATCAATTCCTTTGATTTCCATGCTGGTCCTCCTTTTCTGACAGAGGGCAGCAGTGCCGCCCTCTGTTTCTTATTCCTCAGTGTCATCTACGCCGATGCCAGGAAGGACCTCAGTTCCATCGATGGACGGAGCTGCTCCTGCTGCATCAGCCAGGCCTTCCCCGATCACATATGCGATCACTGTGGCCCCGGCCATGATCAGCGCAGCTACCTGGGACGCCTGGTTCTCTGTTCCACCGCATGCCACGATCATCATAGTCACGAAGTTCGCGATGGACAGCCAGAACTTCCGGCTTGTCAGTTTCTTTGTCCAGTTAATACCTTTCATGTCATTTCCTCCTTTGCTTAAATAATATGTTCGACTCCCTGTTTTGTCAGGAACTCTTTCTGCTTATGTTTTACATTCGTTGCATACTCCAGGGCCGCGTGCATGTCCCCGTTACAGTGCGCATCAGGGATTCTCTGTACTGCTCTGGCCGTAGCTTCTGAAAGAGACATACAGGCATTCACGCTGTTGATCACAACGAGCTGCAGCTGTTCCTGTTTCTTCTCTCTCTCATCGAATGCTTTCTGCCGGCGCTGGCGTTCTTCTTTCTCCGCGGCCGCCCTGGCTTCCAGTTTCTTTTCCAGAAACCAGAAGCAGAAACCGACGGCCGCTGAAGGAATCCCGGCTGCCAGGATCAATGTTTCAACCATCTCTTTCTCCTTTCATACAGCTCCTGCAGGGCTCCTGGCTGGCCGGAATATGATAGCTGCGGCATTCTCCGCAGAATTCATGAAAGCGGCACAGCAGCCCGGTACAGGGCTCATATGAGCGCCTGCAGATGTTCCTTTCATCGATATGGCTGCATATGAAGTTACTCTGCAGTCTTTTTCTTTTCTTCGATGATTTCTTCTTTTTCTTCATCGGTGATCCATCCTCTCTTGACTGCAGTCTGAAGGGCTGCGTCTGTCAGGCGATCAGTCAGATATAATCTCTTGAGTCTCTCGTACATAGCGCTATGCATTAAAGATCACCTCCCAGGGATGCGATGACCAGGTCATCTACGGTGCTGCTGAGTTCCTTGTTTGCGGCTGTCAGTGTTTCGACGGTCTGCTGCAGAATCTCGATCTCAGTAAGCGGATCACCAGCTTCTTCAGATTCCTTGGCTTTCTGAAGCCATGCATCAAAGGAACTCCGGACGCTGTCTTCCAGGCCTTCTCTGTAGTAGGTCTCTACCTCGTACCGGTCATAGGTGAAGTAGGTAGATGCTTCCTGATCGGCGCCGTTGTCTTTTGTGAATGGACCGGCGACATTGTCATACAGGATTACAGTGCAGACTGCTCCTTCCTTCTTCGGGAAGGCTTCGATTTCAAGCTGCACAGATGGCTTTACATTGCTTTCTGTTTTCATTGCTTACTACTCCTTTCAATACTTTGAAATTTATAAACGGCTGGACCCACTTCTCATAGAATCCGGTAGAGTCTGAATGATCCATGTATCCTTTGTAGCTGATCATACCGGAGGCGTTGGTTACTGAAGCATAGCCCTTTCGTGCTATCGTCCTGGCCTTGCGGGATATCCTGTACAGGATTGACTTCCGGAGGGTTATTTTTTCGTTCGCATGGAACTTGAACCCTAAGAAGTCAAGCGGGCGAATCCGTAAGTGATACACCTGCCAGGTGCTTTTCAGTCTCATCTGCATATGCTGCAGATAATCTCCGACCGTTCTGATCGCTGCGTGCAGTCGTTTCTTTGAATTATCGAACAGGACCATATCATCAACGTATCTTACGAGATGACTGAGGCCACACTTCTCTGCGATCAGGTGGTCCAGGTCCTGAAAGAAAAAGTTTAAAAACCAGGGAGACGTGTATAAGCCGACGGGAATTCCGACTGCGATAGTTTCCGGCAGCAGCTGCGTCTTGTTTGCCATGGCCTGCTGATAGCTGGCTATAATCTTAAAGGCAAGCCGCAGGAACTTCCGGTCCTTGATACGCTTTTCCAGCTTCAGACGGAGCTGTTCATGTGGCAGCGTCGGATAGCACTGCTTCACATCCAGGACAGCGACTTTACTCGTCCCTTTTGGATCGTTTACAACCCAGCGCTTTATAACCTTTCGGGCTCCGTCGGTTCCTTTCCCTGGCACGCATCCGCAGCTATGCTCGTAGGAGCCATGCTCCACGACTTCCTTAAATACCAGGACAAATGCGTGATGAATGCACTGATCCGGAAAGAAGCGTGGTACTGCGATGATACGTTTCTTTTTCTTAATGCCATCGTTGATCTCTCGGATGTGGTATGCATGGGGTACCCAGCTCTCTGTGATCAGGATTTCCTGCAGCTTCTTTGCGTATTTATCGACGTTCAGCAGAATCCTTCTGACTGATGGCCGGTCACTTTTGCGCTTCGCTGCGTTTCTAATCGCCAGCTTGATATTATCCAGGTCTACCACTCTCTCGAAGAGATGACCGATTCTCTTTGTGAATTTTATTGGTTCAGTTATCATTGGTATATTTAATCTCTTTGTTAGCCTCACCGGCTTTCAATCGTGCTACTAACCGGTGCCATTTACGGCCCATTTTCACCAAGCGGTGCGGCACCATGACTCTGCATGGCGGTGGCTCTATGGCCAGCGAATAAAGGAACGACATATTTATAAAAACCAAAAATTGAGAAATATGTCGGAATGAGATTATTAACAAAGTGGGCGACCGCCGATGTTCCAGTTCGAGTTCGTAGCCGAGTTGTTGCAGTTCCGGTTGAACGGACCCGAGTTCGTCCCGTTGTTCACGTTACCACCCGAGATGACCACCGATCGCGCGTTCCTTTATCCCCATATATTTACAAGTTACTTTTTATTATGTTTCCGACGTTTATATCGGGAACATAATCTCGCAGGGGCGAGGGCTCCCGGCATGCATGTGTTACGGTTCCTTTGCCGGAAGCTCCGGGGGAGAAAAGTCCCCCGGTCCCCCTTGAAATGGCTACTTTCTAGCTTGAGGGCGACCGCCGATGCCCCAGTTCGAGTACGTAGCCGAGCGGCCGCAGCTCCGGTAGAACGGACCCGAGGACGCCCCGTAGGCCACGTTACCACCCGAGATGACCACTTCTCCGCCTTCGGCGGCATAATAGTAATCACAGAAATAGGTGTTGCTGGACGCTCCGTTTTCTGTGCAGATTTCAATTTCTGGCCATTCCGGATCGTATCCTAATGTTTTCACATAGCCTTCGGCGGTACCTGCTACATATCCGACTTTGAAATATGAGCCAGTGTATACCTTGTCGGCATATGCGCTTCTGTCATTGCAGTAGTAATGCTGATACTTCTGAATGTTATCGCCATCTCTGAACTGCCACATATTTCCGTACCAGTCTTCGATCCAGAGGAAGCGGATCGCGCTCATTCCGTTTGTTTTGCCCTCTACGCGGCCGTTTGGTGATGCCATTCCGATAGTTGCACCGGTAGGCTGAATAGAAGACCACAGAACGCTGGTTGATGTGATTGCTACCGGATCGCCGTCGAAATATACGCATACTGCGTTATCTACTTCGGTGGAATCTTCGATCTTAGTTACCAGACGGTCTGCTGCCAGGCTCTGGCTCCATAAGCCGGCGCCGATAGAGATTGCCTGTCCGACTGCAAAACGGTTTCCGTAGTCCTTTGCAACAGTGATATAGTTGCCGGTTCTTTCCTGAAGAGCCAGACCCTTTGTTCCGTCCTCCGGGAACTCTGTACGTCCGGATCCGAGAACAGCCTGCGCGTTGCTGTTTGCAAACATTACCAGGAAGCAGGTATCCAGGAAATGCATAGCCCATACGTCGTCGAGATACCAGTTGTCTCCCTTGGCCTTGCATAAGGTTCTAAACTGTCCGCGTGTCTTGTTATGTGCCGGCACAACTCCTGCTTTGGATCTCAGGATATCTACCTGTTTAAGATCATAGGTGCCCTGGCTATTCTTCACTGATCTCTGAACTGTTTCAATGGAGCCAGGGAAGATCGGGATGTATACCTTTTCGGAAATTCTGCGATCAGCGCCATCTGTAAACAGGTGATCCAGGTGAAGGTGTCCGATCTGTGCGGAAGATACAGCTCTGTATTCCCACTTCACGCCATCCGCGTCTGTTTCAAACCAGCGGCCGGTGTATGTCATCGGCACTTCCAGCATAACGTCCCCGTTCGTGCCATCCCACTGGAAGGTTGCGTCTCCCAGGTATGCGTTGACAGTCCTGTCTTCTGCCAGGTTACATGGACGCATTTCATTGAATGGATAGTGACTCATCATGTCATTCTGAACAGTTCCGTTTCCAACTGCTGCCTTGCAGATCATGCCGACAGCGTCCCCGATACGTTCCCAGGTGGAAGGGCTGGCGCTGACTTTTCTTCTTACTCCGAGCAGTTCCACTTTGTTCTTCTCGATGGTGGTTACTCTTGCTTCCAGGGCTTCCAGATCAGCCTGAAGAGCCAGAGCTCCGGCACTGTTGATCGTTACATTCTCAGCGTTTGAAACTTCCAAGTAGTAACTCATGTTGATCACTGATGGAAGCACACCGTTGTATGCCGGCATATAATCGCTTGTGGATGCAGTAGCGATGGAATAAAGGATTTCTCCCTTCTGCGGATCCTGGGCGAAGATACCAAACTCAGTGATATCGTACCCGGTGCTCAGTGTTTCTGTCTCGCTCTTGTTTGTGATCGCAATCTTCAGGATCACTGTGTTGTCTGCATCGCTGATCACCTTATTCTGAATCGGGAAGGTCTGCTTCGGAGTCTTCAGAGCTGTTCTGCTCTCGATGTTTTCTCCGGAAGAATAAGAACCGGATCCAGTCTGTGCCTTGGTGATCTGGATGCTTGTCTGTCCTGCCTGGGCTTTTGCCAGGAGGGCTTTTCCTGCGGTTGTTAATTTACTGGGATTCCACATTAACATTAGTGTTTTTCCTCCTTGATAAATGATGTGATATTGTGGGCGTCTCCCTTTTGGGCGACGGTGGTTGCACTGTGTGCTGCAGTATTTCCTGCAGCCTCATTTGTTACGCAGCTTCGGTTGTCCGTTACGGATCCGAACGCTGCCAGGTGATTTCCAGCCTGGATTCCGGCATCTGTCTGCAGAGTGTTATAGACTTCTGTACCTCTTGCCTTATCCACGATACCAATGGCGCCCTGACGTCCTGTCTGAGCTGTCTGTACGTCTCCGGATGTCGTGTTGAGTACGAAGCTGTCTCTGTCTCTCGTGCCTGCCGCTGTGGCTGCGTATGTGGCCTGTCCTGCCTCTTTATCCTCTCGGATGATATTCAGAACGGTACACTCCTGTACGGCCGTCTGAAAGGCAGCCAGGTGCATTGCTGAGTGTACATCTCGGATGATCGTTACTCGGCGGATATGTGACCGGACGTTCTTTGCCTTCTGGATCATCGCGTTCAGCTGATCGATGATATCAGGAGTCAGCCGCGCCGATGTGATGATGTCGAAGGTTCCAGGTGTGAATGGCGGCTCATCGTAGTCGAACCACTCCACGATTTTTCCGGATCCGAAGACTACCCCGACCATCTCTGCGACGGTTGCCGGCACGCCTGCGTAGGTATACCATTTCAGAGTGTTCTTAACGATTTCTCGCTTCTTCTCGATCTCCAGATTCTGCTCATAGTACATACTTCGCATCTCAACTGCAAAGTAGTCCAGGATGTCTTCATCCAGGTCATCCACATCGCTGTAGCACTGAGTCTTGTCTGCGTAGGCTTTCAGCTTTTTGAACTGCTGCTGGAGTGCATAGCTGAGAGCCTGGATTTCCGGATCCTTTTCTGGCCAGATATCGATGAGACCGCCTTCTGTGAATTTAATCATCTTCGATACCTCCGTATGCCACATTCTGGCTCACCAGCTTGGCCACGTTGGTAGCTCCGACAACCTGGAAAACTGGCAGCTTGACTTCTACCCTCTTAGCTCCTGCGGCCACCATCATCTGAATGAGCTGTGAAGGGTTAATGTCTCGGCCAATCTTGCTTCTCTGCCAGATAACGTACTGATCTACGGCAGCAGCCACATTGGCTTTGATCGTGTCAGCACGCTTCAGATCGCTGGTATTGATGTAATATTTCACATCGAGCTTGTAGTCCACTGTATCTGGCGCTTTGACCTTTACCTTGTCGGTAAGCGGTCGAATCTGTTTATCTGACAAATAAATCTGCAGCCCCTGGATGATACCTTCCGTCGGCAGCTCTCCGTTCTCCATGATGAATTCGATGATAACTTCCACCGGATTGTCACTCTTAACAAGTACGTCTGAGATACTTGCGTTGTAGGTTTTGACCCAGTATTTGTATGCATCTTCCGGACCGGCTACCGAGTATTTAGAAGGTGCTATGTAGACACGTCCCTTCATGCTGTCATCGTCCTCGATATCCACCCCGCCGGCCGTCTTCTCTATATTGGCCACGCTGGACACATAGGGAATCGGATTTACCAGGGTATCAATCTCGCCAGGCTGCAGGTCGTTTCCGTCAACTCCTGAAACCAGGCATACGCATTCGACATCTGCCTTTTCTTCTCCGGCTTTAATCTCCGCATATTTCTCCGTTTCGAAGTAGATTTCTCCGTCTGTGACCTGTGTTCCCTGTGGAATTTCTACGGTCTCCGGACGAATTCCTGAAAGAGTGAAACGAACCATGGCCCTGGCCGGTTTGGCCGGTTCTCTGGCGATTCCCTTCATAGCTGCGACGTGGTCCAGGTAGTCCCCCTGCGTGTATTTCAGAAGGTCCATCTTTCCGGCCTTATCGATATACTTGAAGCCCTGAAAGAACTGTACCGCACATGCATACAAAATCAGGGTGGCCGGATCCGATCTGGCCAGAACCAGGCTTTCTCCGGTGACTTCGTTGTGCTTTTTCTCATAGTCGCTTTTCATCTCTGCTTCTATGCTCTCCAGCGTCGTATTTCCAATAAAACTGACGTCAGGAAGAATTTCTAACTCTTTGATCACTCCGTATCCCTCCTTTCTATGTAGATTTGTGTTTCAAGTGAAGAATCGTTCATTTTTCCAGATACATTTGCGATTCCAATGCCAGGAATAAACTTCTCCACTTTTTCCTGAAGGTCCATAGCGAACAGGTTCAGGGCATCATCCGGTGTCTTGTCCGTAATGTCTGGATCAAGACCGAATCCCCTGCTTCCTGGAAGTGTGCCTTCCACTGTAGATATCAGACACTGAAGTTGTTCGTCGTATGCCTCCAGTTCTTCATAGTCAATGTCTCCGCTGGCCTTGATCGTGGCCAGTCCAACATATGCCATGCGATCACCTCCTTATGTGTATTCCACGAAGGTAAGGTTTACGGTTGCTTTCACCAGCTCCCCTTTATTCCAGATCTCGTCCCAGGTTTCTGAACAGGAAACAATGTACATCTTCCGGCCTCCGACGAATTTACCGCCGATCACCAGCCAGTTGACCGTTCCAGCTTTAATTGCTTTCTCGATTTTTCCGAGCGTAGATCGAGGCTTTACTCCATGCTCTGCAGATAGCACTACGGTCATTGTTGTTTCCGGAGCGTTCTGTCCAACGAACTCTGACTTCGGTGCTTTTCCGAGGATCTTGTGCTGCTCCCATCTGGCACTCACAGTCCTCTTCATATCCTTCGGAGTCAGGATCTTACTGCTGCTGACAGAGAAAACTATCGTTTCGCCAAAGTTCCCGATTTTACTTTTCTTTTTGATCTTGTTATTGTACGCATCGATTTTCTGCTTCTGCAGCTTTTTCTGCTCGGCTTCCTTTTTCTTCTTAAGGGCCAGCTCCTGGGCTTTCGTTAATTTCTTTTTATTGTCTTTTTTATTTTTATTGTTCTTGGTATTCTTACTTTTTAAAGCAGATTTACCGATGGACTTCTTGGCCGCGCCGTTCTTAGTGATATAGGTTTTGGAAGCGTAACCATACACCTTTCCGGCGATTCTGATGTAGTACCAGTTTCCTGCAGTGTCGCATACATCAACCAGGTTTCCTTTTCCTAAAAGCGGCCAGGCCTTCACGTTTCCATAATTGGTTCCCGGGCCCGTTCTAACATTCAGCCCACTGTTGGCAGTGACCTTTCCTACCCATTTCGGTGTCTTGCTTGGCATAGGTCGTCACCTCCTACAGGCTATCGACCTTGCTCTTCATTGCCAGAAGCTGCGCCACTGTGATGGCTCCTGAAGAACAGGTGAGCCGAACGGCGGGACCCCGCAGTTCTACGGTACCGTCTTTGTACTGTGTATAGGCTTTACCTGGTGTCTGCGCCATTTCTTTTCGATAGACATCTTTTCCGGACACAGCTGGCTTATGGTCCTTATTCCAGTACGGTCCCAGGACGATTCCTAGTGCGGATCCGTTCGAGAGATGGAGTACCAGGACGTCCTGTCCAATATCCGGCATCTTATATTCATCGTTAAATGAAAGCACCGGGAACGGATCTGTTACCGCATCGTCCCGATCCGGATAGGTGACTTCGATCGTGCCTTCCTCGTAGTTAATTTTGGATACGCATCCGACTCTGATTAAATCTGACATATATCCTCCTTCTAAATTGCAATACGTTTTTTGCATTTATGCAGCGTGATCTCCTGCTTGGTCCTGCTGTCTGAAACAACCACCTTGACCTGATCGACGTAATATTTGCCATTCGCCTTTCCGAGGTCTGCGATTGTAACAGTCACGCCGGCCACAACCTTCGGATTGTAGAAAATCGTACCTGTGAGGGTCGTTGCTTCCTCGTTTGCCAGGTTGATCTGCGCGGCTCCCTTCCTCTTTGCTTCTGAAAGACTGTCACACTGTTCATTGATACGAAGGATACGGCTGCCTTTGGCATTTTCTTTCTTCAGACCCACATAAGTGCTGAGGGCCTTCTGTTTTTTACTGGCCGACTTATAAGTTATCCGGCAGCCAGTGTATGTGCCTTCCAGCGTATCTGAATAGTCCCAGTCGTCATCAACAAAGTTGTTTCGGTGTATGGTCGTTACTGCTGCTTTCTTCTCGTATCTTCCTTTATCAAAAATAATGATCTTATTCCGGAAAACCTTCATAGATAAACCGTAATCTTTTACGAGGTCATACAAAAATGCAGAATCTGTTTTCTTGCTCTGTTCGATTGATGTAATTCTGATACTTGAAGCTACATAGCTCAGACCGATCTTGTACCGCTTTGCGATCTCTGCTGCGATTTGTTTTATAGTTACTTTTTTCCAGGTTTTTGTTCTCTCCCGGACTTTGAATGATGAATTCGACGGAATCGCCAGGCCCTGCATGGTAGCTTCCAGCGGTCCGCCAGTGAATTTGACTGTATCGAGAACAAAGGATCCGCAGTTTAGGACTTTGTTCTGTCCGTCCGTCAGCCAGTTCTTAAAGGTGAGCTTTGCACTTACCTTGTCCCCTTTTGACGGGTACCAGGAGCTGATCCATTTCAGATCGGCGTTGTGGATTGTAAGGTCCAGCGAATCACTGGATCCGGATGCCACGTCCGTATATGAAAGGGACTTGATGTAATTGGCCATGCTTGTCTTTGCCCGTTTTCCGTTGAAAGATAAGCTGACCGCAACCTGCCTCGGATTACTCATAGTCTTCTGTTTCCTCCTCGTCGTCTTCGTCATACTCATATTCATCGTTACCGTCGTCCTGTCTCCAGAACGGCATATCTTCGTCTACTGCTTCCGGTATTTCCTCCGGCACCTGAATAACGGTACCGGCCGAAAATACAAGAACGTCCAGGAGGTCCAGGTTTGCATCCATCAGGATTCCCATGTATCCTTCGCTTCCGAACAGATCGTATGCGATTGAATCCCATGTGTCGCCCTGACTTGTTACATAGATGTCCACGCTTATCCTCCTTTACGCAAATGATACCCTGCCTTTATTTCTAAGGTATTCCTTCATCATCTTCTCGAACTCTCTCTGGCTCATGCGGTTCGCGTCCTGGATATCTTTCTTATCCGGAGCGTCTCCGTTGAACTGATAGGTCGGACTGAATACGAAGGTTGGGTTTGAATCTTTCGGGTCTTTCTCCGGCTTGTCGTTTCCGCCGCCGGTAAAGTTCTGAATAGTTTCTCTGATCACCGAACTCCTGTTGAACGTCGGCATCTCCAGGCTCTTAGTTCCAGGCGATGCTGCGTCTTGGATTGGCGCTGCCAGTGATCTCTGCGCTTCTGCCTGAATGGCTCCGCGCATATCCTGCATACCTACTACAAGACCCTGGCCGGTAAATTTACCGGATTCCACCATGACCCTTGATGGAGAGTGAATCTTCAGGGCGCTGTTGACTGCTGCGGATGCTGCGCTGGCCACGCTTGCCGCTGCTGCCATAACAGCTCCACGCATAGCATTGATACCATTTACCAGGCCAGACATCATATTCACGCCGGCGCCATAAAGGCTGATTCCGGCAAATGTTCCATAGATGCCGCTTGCTGTGCTCTGGGCTATTCCGAGCGCCTGACTGCATCCACTGCTTACTGCAGATACAAGCTGGCTCATTCCTGCCTGTACCGCGGCGGCTGCCATCATTGCTCCGGACTGTACAACACTTACAATCTGGCTCGTTGATGACTGAACGGTAGCGGTTACCGTCGTGCATCCTGCCGTCACTGTTGTCTGGATCTGAGTGGTTCCTGCAGTTATGGTTGCTGTCATTGTAGTTACTGTCGCGGTCGTGATCGTTCCGCACTGTGTCATGCTGGTTCTAACCGCTGTTGTGATCAGAGTGAATGAGGTCATGGACGTTGTTCCCATGCTTGTGAATCCGGTCTGAAGTGTTGACCTCATTGTCGTGATTCCGGTCTGCATGGCCGTCTGCATGAGCGTCATTCCCATCTGTACAGATGTGCTCCATGACGTTGTACTTGTGGTGATGCTGGACTGTACGCTTGTCAGCTGTGATGTGATCGTTGCTGACAAACCAGTGAAGCCGGTTCCCATACTTGTCATGGAGGTCTTTGCTGCCTCAATGCTTGCTTGTAATGCCTGCACTGCAGTATTGGCCGCCTCAATGGCTGATGTGTCCACCTGGACGGTCATCTGCTGTGGCTGCGCCGCAGTGGTATTCACTGTCGGTGTTGAAACTTCTGCAGATTTTCCTCCACCGGTAATGGCGTCCCAGATTCCTCCGAAGAAATCCTTCACGCCTTCCCAGGCGCCTTTGACTGCCTCAGCCGCTGCTGAAGCTCCGGACTTCAGTGCCTCCCATCCTGCATCAAGCAGGGAACCGAGACCGTCTCCGATTCCGGAGATAGCTGTCGTCATGGCGCTAAATCCGCCCTGAATCAGACCAGGCATGGCATCTGCAGCAGCGGAAGCCGCCGATTTCAATGCCTCCCATCCTGAATCCAGAAGATTTCCAAGAGTTCCTCCTACAGTAGTAATCGCACTTCCAAGGGCGCTCAGTCCTCCGGACACTGCACCAGGCAATGCATCGACTGCTGCGGACGCTGCAGAGGACAGTGCCTGCCACCCTGCATCAAGCAGAGAGCCGAGGGTACTTCCAACTGCTGAGATCGCACTTCCGAGAGCGCTCAGTCCTCCGGATACCAAACCAGGCAGCGCGTCTACAGCTGCGGAAGCCGCCGATTTCAGAAGCTCCCATCCTGAATCCAGAAGGGACCCCAGGGTACTTCCGATTCCAGTGATTACGGACTGCATCAGGTTTAATCCGCTGCTTACCAAACCAGGAAGCGCACCGGCAGCAGCAGACGCTGCGTCCTTGATTGTCTCCCAGGCTCCGGACCAGTTCCCATGGATCACGTCCATCACAACCGATATGATGCCCTGGATTATTGACAGGCCGCCTTGAATAACGGACTGAATTCCAGACCATACGTTGCTCGCTACGTTCTTGATACTGTCCCAGGATACCTGCCAGTCAACTCCGATCAGACTCAGGAATGCGTTGATCACACCACAAATCGTTGAACCGATTGTGTTGATTATGTTCAGAATGAAATTCCAAACGGACGACGTGATCGTCTGAATTCCCTGCATTGCTCCTGACCAATCTCCACGAATGATCGAAGCGATTGTCTGAATGATTCCGGATATAACTCCGGTTACTGCCTGGATGGTATCTGCAATCAGCTGAAAAGCTCCGACAAAAACCGGGGCCAGCAAGCTGCAGAATCCATTCCATGCCGCGGAGAGTACCTGGGTGATATTCTGAAAGTTAAAGCCTAAGCCATTCAGCGACGAGACGATGCTCTGTCCGAAACTGCTTATCGTGCTGGTTATCTGGCTCCAGATTCCTGAGATTGCGCTCCGGAATCCTTCGTTTGTGTTCCATAGATGCAGGAATGCTGCAGTTAATACCGCGATGGCTGCTACTGCGATTCCTGCTGGCGATGCGATTGCTTTAAACATACCGCCGATCTTACTCAGGCCGCCTTTTGCGATCGATGCGATCGCGTTCTTCATTCCTCCTGAATCAATAACGAACTGCTTTGCGATTGACGGGAAGTTTGCCAGTACCTGGAAGGCCGTTCCAGCCTTGGAACCGAGCCCTTTTAATGTTGGCGAGAATGCTTTCACTGCATCAGTTGCTTTTTTGAATACCGGCGCGATCTTGCCTCCGATCAGAAGTAGTGGTGCAAATGCAGCCACGCCCTGTGAGAGACTGGCATTTCCGTTTCCGAGGTCTGTGAAGAAGTTACTTACTCCGTCCATCAGTCCTTTTCCGATCGACTGCGCGAGCGTGAGCCCTGCCTGCAGTAATTTCGGAGCCGCCTGAACGACCGCATCCATGATCTTGCTGATAGCTTCTTCCGTTGCTGTGATCAGCTCCGGAGAACCGCCCGCCAGTCCGTCCGCAATGGCCACGATAGCATCTGCTCCGGCTGTGATCAGTGCCGGGACAAAATCTCCCAGACCCTGGGCCAGCGTTGTCGCTATGCTTACGGCTGAACTTGCGATACTTGGCAGTTGAGACGTGATTCCGCTGCTGAACTGCTCAACGACCTTAGTTGCTAACGTCATAAGCTCCGGCAGCCTGGTGTCTACTCCCTTCAGAAATTCATCCAGGAGCTGCGTTCCTGTCTGTAGAACCCTTGGCACAATCCGGATGATTCCGGAAACAAACGAGGCGCCGATCTCAGCGGCTCCATCTCCAATGGCTCCAGCATTATTCCGGATTCCCGTCAGAAAGCTCGTTGTTAATGCAGTGGCCATGTTGACCACTTTCGGACCATAGGCTGAAATCTGAACGATTCCATCTGCCAGAACTGATCCTATTTCTCCAACGAATCCAGAGAAGCCTCCGGATACGAGCGCATCTGACAGTTTATAAATCTCTTGCGTTCCGTACTGTACGGCCGCGCGGAGAGGTTTATTCAGGTTGTCATAGATCTTGATACCGGTGTCCTCTAATGCCGACTGGAATATAGCCATGTCGCCATTCAAGTTATCCAGTTTTGTTTTGGCCATATCCTCCAGCGCACCATCTGCATTCTGAAGTTCATTAGCCAGGGCATCCCATTCGATGGCGCCGTCTGCTGTGGTAGCGTTCAGGCCTTGCAGGAGGTCATTCAGAGCATCGACGTGCTGTTTTCCGCCGATCGCCGCTAGAGCCGCGTTTCGTTCTTCCTGCGTCATCCCGGAGAGCTTTGTATTCAACTCCGTAAGTGTTCCCTTAAGGCCTTTGAAGTTTCCGGCCGAGTCAAATGCCGAGAGCCCCAACTTCTCCATCATGGTTCCCGCCTGTCCGGCTCCGGATGTCAGGTTGACCATGATCGCATTCAGGGCATTTCCGGCCTCGCTGCCTTTGATACCTCTGTTCGCCATTACGCCAAGAGCCGTTGCGCTCTCTGTGATCGGCACGCCGAGGTTCTTCATGGTTCCGCCTACGCCGATGTAGGCTTCCATGAGCTGTTCTGCAGTCTGGTTAGATTTATTGTTCGCCTTTGCACAGATATTCAGGTAATCTGCGAGGCCACCAACAGTGACACCGCAGGCGGACATGGAATCCGTAACCAGGTCAGATGTCCTGGCCAAATCCAGACCGGTCGCTTCTGAAAGTCTCAGAACCGATGGCAGGCCTGCGATAGACTGATCTACCGTCCAACCGGCCAAACTCATGTATTCGAGGGCCTGGGCTGATTCTGTGGCCGTCTTGGATGTCTCGCGGCCCATCTGCATGGCTGCCGCTTTTAACTTGTCGTATTCTTCTGCTGTGGCTCCTGCAGTGGCAGCAGTTGACGACATTGCCGCCTCGAAGGTTGAGCCGGTCTTAACACTTGCCGCAGTTACTGCAGCGATGGCAGCTCCGGCAGCTCCGAGCCCTGCTGCTCCGATCTTTCCGATCGTGCTCAGACCCTTCAGTCCGGTTTTTGCCGCTTTCATGGCCGCAGAGAACGATTTCTCTAACTGGCCCGCGATCTTGATATTAATCTTGTAATCGCTCACTGTTGTTTGCTCACCTCCTGAAGGTCCTCACACAGGTCTATAAGCTCAAAGATTGACAGGCCCATGAAGTAATCCAGGCCTGTCTTAAGATTTAAGGCCAGTGCAAGGCACAGCTTGCGGAGGTCGGACAAATCACTGGGGTCTATTCCTCTCCGAAGAAAAAATTCGTGACCTTTGTCTTGATTTTGATCGCATCGCGAGGTTTCAGACCCTTGAAGAACTCAACCGGGGTACCAGTTGCACTTGCCGCGATGATCATGGCGTATTCCAGGTTTGTCTCTGGAACCGCAGTGATTGTTCCGCTGTTCTGAAGAACCTTGTTAGCTCTGATCATGTCATTCGCTGTCAGGTTGTCCATGCCACTAAGGTCAACCTCGGAGATTTCTGTTCCCTCGAAGTTGTATGTACGCGTAAGTTTGACTAAAAGGTCGTTATCCTGCGCATCTTCCCCGGCTTTGTCAATGTTTACGATTTTGGTTGCTTCTTCTTTGCTCATTATCTTTCCTCCTGTGATTTAGCACTGACTTCTGATTTTTTCGAGAAGATCGACGCCATTGACAGCGTACTTAAAGTTCGCCTTGTCCAGCTCTACCACTGACTTGTTGTTTACATCGATCTTGATATAAAGAATCTCAAGTTCTACACTTGGATCCATCTTTTTGCCCTTGGTCATCTTGCCGAGGGAATATTTCTTGCATTTTCCGCGGATCACTACTTTGATCGGATAGTGATCAGTGACTCCTGTGGTTGGATCCATGAACTGCATGGAGCCTCTCAGAGTCAGCTGTACTCCTGATGCAGAGTTCACGATTGTAAACATATCCTCATACAGAACGCTGAACGGGATTTTTACGGTCATGGAAGAAAACTGTCCTGTCGCCGCTGCTTCGATTTCTCCAAGCACTCCGGCTCCTTCGATGGTTTCTGTGATGGCCTCAAAATCCGGAAGCTCAACATCTCCGGAAATACCAATCAGTTTCTGTGCATCGTTGTACACGTTGTAATGGTTCAAGAGTTCAGGAATAATCAGTCCTGCTGCCATTTTTTATTCACCTCCAAGTGCTGCGGCCAGCATATCTGTGTCGTAGCTCAATACGTTGTTGATCTCCTGGGCCGGTGTGTATGGCGCAATGTGCTGTCTGAATGTCATCTTGCCTGCCAGGATATCAGTTGTCGGGTTATCGTCTTTTCTGTACTCCATAGAAGCTCCGGCCCAGTATTCTGGTGCGTATGCTCCGGTACGGATATTCTCAGAATCGACCACGTTCTCGATGAGCTTTGTATTCATCGGATCATCTACTTTGTCAAAGTAGGTCTGAATGAATGTGTTCCCATGCCAATTGAACATTCTACGCACAGCGATCCAGATGTCTTTTGCATCTCCGCTGGACGGATATGCTCCGGTGTAGTTACCCCAGCTTCTCCAGCCCTTCAGGTTGATGGCAGTTAATACTCCGAATGAGTTGACTGTGTTTCCCTGATCCTGATCCAGGATGACCTCAGTGCCATCTGCCAGACACTGACCGGTAACGCCGAGCAGCTTGTTTGACGGAGAAAGGCTCGGCACATTTCCATTCTCAGCGTCCTGATATGCAATCCTTGCAGCCATAACTGCAGATTTTGCGAAGATCAGATCACCGATCCTGTCGCATGGCCACATCGGGACTCCAAATATAGATGTGAATCCGGAATCTTCTTTCACCTGTTTGCAGTCGGTGTACTTGGTTGCTTTTGCAGTATCCAGATCCATGAGGGCCTGAGCTTTAAACACGCCATTGATGTTTGCCGCCTTGGCTGCCAGAGCTACGCCGACTTCCGGAATCTGAGACCAGCCCGGAGCGATCAGAAGTCCTGGAACGATGCTCAGTTTCGGATACACCTGTCTGATCAGCTGCATTCCTGTCTCTTTTCCTGCGCTGTATGTTCCGATAATGTCATCTTTTGTGACCTTGGAAGGGTCAAGCTGTTTTCCGGATACTTTCAGAGATGTGGCTGACTTTCCAGCGCCGGTACCAATGAGGCTGATCACAAGGTGTCCGTCTTCATTGAATTCCAGATCGTAGTCGGTTCCCTTGACCAGGGCTGTGCCGCCGGCTCCTGCTTTTACTGAGAGGCCGTCGAGAATGACGCCTTCTACTGCAAGCACTGCCTGAAGGTCATTGACCTGGACTTCTGTTTCAGTGAGTGGTTTGTTGTGCTTTGCCGGATCCAGTACGTTAATGTAAACTACTGGGGAAACCTGGTACACGTTAGATGTAAGGTACATCATCTGGCAAAGACTGTAATTTTTAAAATCAGCAATGTATCCGAGTGCTTCGATTGCTTCATCTGCAGAATTTGCCAGAATCGGGACGTTCACTGCTGCCGCTGGGTTTGCTGCCATGTTTACCGGTGCAGTACCGATTACGACCGGCACTGAGCAATCGCCAGTAACTGGTGCGGTCAGGGCAGTAGCTTCTTCCCTGATCTTGATTCCATGATTAATCATTCTGCTTTTCCTCCTTTATTTTTGAGTGTCAGTGCTTTTGTGAAAGCGCTGTATAATCGTCCGGTTCCCTTCCTGATCTGCTGTTCCGCATCGGGATATTTCATGATTGGAATAAAAAGATCAAGGAAAACCGGGAGCCCTTTTGCAGCTTCCATGGCTGCCTCCGGAATCGGCTCGTATACGGTGTTCTGGATGGCGATTCCAGGAATTGTAGGGCCGACGTACATAAGTGGCTCCTGTGCCTTATTTTCGGCCTCAGGCTGGGCCTTCTGAACTGCCACAGGTGCCTTTTCATCAGCTGTGGCAGCTTTTTCTGTTGCACTCATGCGTATTCGTCTCTCCTTCCTACTTTTGGTATTGAAAATGTTATTTCCACCCCTCCAAAATAGAAGGGATAGGTATCTTCATCCTGAAGAACTGTTTCCATGTCCTGTTCTGCCCTGTATCTGTGATCCAACAGGGGCTCCGCAATGAAGCGGTCTGTGATTCTTTCGATCATCGTCAGGATATGAAGATGCCCCTGGCCTTTTCGTTCGTCGTCATACACTCCCAGGAGCCAGTCTACTGTGACGTGCCATGTGTCTTCGTCTCTGGCAGTCTTTGCATCTCCCAGGCGAACGATAGCGTAAGGGAATAACTTCGTTTCATCGTCTTCATCTTCAGTCATAACTGGCAGGCGCTGTGGGAACACCTGAGTCTGAACGTCTTCTCCAAGTGAATTCTTGGCCCACACGTCCTTCAGGAGCTCTTTGGTTTCTTTAACCAGGGCATCCTGCAAATCTTTTCTTGTCATTCAATCACCCCACAAGCATTTTGATCTGCGCCTCCATGTATTTCCGGAGGTCACTCTCGATATTCGGCTTCACGATGCCGTACACCCTCTTCTCGCTTCCAATCATTTTCGGGATTGAGTTGGACGACAGCACCTTAATCGGCAGCCTGGCAGCAGAGCGTCTCTGGAAAATCTGGCCATTTCTTTTAAATGCCTTAATGTTCCCCATCACAAGGGCTTTCAGGCCACTCTTTGTGATGTCTGCCTTGGCTCCGGACTGCGGAGCTGAATACTTAAACTTTGCGATCTTAAGAGGGCGGCCCTGAGACCTGATTTCTGCCACCAGGTTTCCGGACGACGCCTTCTTGATCTGCATATCTTTTTTGAATCCTCCGGATTTGACTGTATATGCCTGCTGGGCTCTGTTTGCCAGTCTCTGCCTGGCGCTTACCGCCGTCTTGTTCAGGGCTCTGGATATAACGATCGGAGCCTTGCTCTGCATCGTTCCCAGCTTTTTCTGTACATGTTGCAGGCTGGCCTGGTCTACCTGAAATGTGATCATGCTTTGTTCGCCTCCAGTGTGATGGAATACACACCGCCTTCGTCGATTGCATCGGCCACGCGGTATATTTTTCCGTCGAGTGACAGTGCAGTTCCCTGCTTTGGCATACCCGACCGCCCAGGGGCTTTCCTGTAATCTTCCGCTGATACATAGATCAGCTTCTGATTGAGGTAGATTCCATCCATATGCTGGTTGAATCTTTTCTCCCTCTCGATCTGCTCGTTTGAGTCAATCTGAACGGGGACATTAACTCCATTCAGGTTGTGAATGTCAGAGAACTCTTCCGGGTTCATGAATGTTCGGTGCACATCTTCTGCGATTATGTCCTTAAAGCTCATGCATGGCGCTCCGGAGAATCCGGAATTCTGCCGGCGAGGTCTTCCTCGTTTCCGGTTGTAGATATCCCGATCTGTCCAGGTCTGGCCGTTGCCATTCTGGCTTTCGGCCGCTTCGCAGGTTTTTTCTGCTGCTGACCGTCTTCCAGTCTCTCTGCAGTTCCTGCTTCCAGCCACGCATCAACCATGGTCTGGTCCTGAAGCGGCAGTTCATCTCCGACCTCGTACAGATGTGCAAAATACAGGATCGGAACCTTTGCGATCAGCCTCATGCGTTGATCTTTACAAGGATTTCTTTAGCGCCTGCGGCTGCGTCGGCCACTGCGTAGCCCGCCAGGACATTTGTAGATGCGGTCTCTGTGATTCCGGTTCCGTCGAAATACACCGGTGTTCCCATTGTGATCGCATTTGTGGATGTCTTCGGCATATTGAATACACCAACAACGTCCACAGCGCCCAGCGCTTTCGGCTGGATCAGGGTAGATGCTACTCCGATCCTTTTTCCGATTGTCAGAATAGTGCCTGCCTCGATTGCGCCGGATCCGGTATTCGTATAGTCAAGAGTTTCACCTCTCTGGTGATATGCTGCTTTATTCATGTTCTATGTCCTCCTTTCTTACGCAAGTTCCAGCTTGGTGCTGACTTTGACGCCCGGGTTCTTGACGATGGAACGATAATCCATTACGGTGATGCCCCAATCGAGGTAGATATCCCAGATAAATCCAAGCTGTCCAGGAGCTTCCATTCTTCTGATCGTCGGGATTTCCTGGCCATTCAGGTAGTCGATCTCGATTCCGTCGCAGTCTGAAGGATTACCGAACAGGAACCATGGCATGATATTTCCCATACCTCCGCACAGTGTGTTGATGGTCGGGTCCTCTACGACTTCCAGCATTCCGCGGTAGTTGTAAAGCGGGTTTACTGCCTGGGTATTATCCTTTGTTTCGATGTACGGGCTGTTGAATAGTGTGTACATGTCGAAGCTCAGGCCAGAAGGAACGACGATGGTGCGCGGATTGATCACGATTGCCTGGTCGAACTGGTCACGCTGGTTTGCCAGTGCCATAATCATCGTCTGCATAGCTTCCTGGGTGACACCGGTACCAGTTTTAACAAGGTTCTTGTGAGCTGTTCCGAAGAGCTGAGCTCCATCGTAGATGGCCGGGTTCTTCAGAAGGATCTCGAATACCTGTTTGTTCTGGGTTCTTCTTGAGGCTGCTGCATATCTGGCCGGAACGGATGTTACAAGGCTGATGTCATCGTCCACGAAGGCTTTTCTGGACAGTGTGAACTGGCGACCGTATGTTTTCAGCTGTCGCTGCGGCAACTTCGCATCGCTAAATACATCATGTTTCAGTTCTCCGTTCTCCGGTACCTCGTAGAACTCACCGACGGGTCCTGCTACATAGTAGTTGTCGTGTTTCTTAAAGTCTGTCAGTGTTCCTTTTTTGCAGAACTTATCGAAAGTCACGTTTACTTTGTTGTATCCTTCCTTGTAGGCTTTCTCGATAGTCTGATCCAGGATTGCAGGGAACGCAGATTCTGGATTGTAGAATCCTCTGACTGCCATCTGATAGATTTCCTCAGCGGACTTTCTGTACAAGTCTGTACTTCCGCCTTCTTTGATCAGACATTCAACAGCAAGGTTACGGATACTCATTCCCATGAAGTCCCTGGAGCCTTCCGCAGGTTTCTCGACTGTTATTCCGCCTCTCTGAAGAAGTGCATCGGAGACTGCTGCCCTGTACTTGTCTTCTTCGGATCTCAGGACTCTGACCCCTGTGTTTACCGGAGCGCCTCCGTTTGTAAGGTGCTCGATGACTGCAGCTCTCATCTGGTCCACTGTGGTTCCATTCTGAATGTAATCTCTTGATTCCATACCGAACTGAGTGCACATCTCTGTGATAGACTGGATTCTTGCTCTTTCTGCAGCTACTGCCCTCTGAGTGTCACCCTCCGGGTCAGGATCACCATCCGGATCATCGCCGGTGTTCTGCTGTCTGGATCCTGCAGCAGGTGTTGCAGAGGATCCCTGGCCGGAGCTTCCGGCACCATGTGTGGCAGCAGCTCTTGCAGCATCAATGCTTCTCTGCAGACGCTCGAACTCTGCGGTTTCTTCCGATGTCATATCTCGGCCGGCAGTTCTTGCCGCATTAACAATCTGCTGCTGTCTTTCAATCATTTCTCTGATTGTCATCTGTCTCTTCCTCCATTAAATTTTTGTTTATTTGAAGTTGCCGTTCGCACATCTCCAGGCTGGTTTTTCCGGGTTCCCCATCGCCTTCGGATCTTCCGACCCCGACGGTTGGATCTGCCGGTACAGATACGATGCTGATCTCGTAAGGCGCCCACTTCCTTGCGATGCTGCATGGTCCTGTAAATCTTCCATCTGCAGACTGCTTTCCTGGCATTACTTCCTCCCAGGAATCTACCATGTAGCCGACGCTGACTCCTTTAAGGGTTCCGCTTTTGACTTTCTGATAGATAACTTCCGAGGCTTCATCAGTATCGAACTCGATTTCTGCCTGGCCTCGACCATTCTCGATCCACGCCCTCTTGATTTTTCCGATGACGTAATCGCGTTTATGGTTAAATAAAACGCATCCGATACTGTTGATTCTCTCAAGATCTACGCATCCGTCTGCGTGATCCAGAATCTCAGGGCCGAACCACCGATCATATGGTTCTTCAGAAGAGAAACTGAGAACGAAGGTTCTTTCGTTTCCTTCACCTTCTAAAGCTCGAATACTTCCGATAGTAAGTTCCCGGATGCCCTTATTCTTTTGCTGCTTCGGATCCGCCTGCAGTGGTGTCGCCGCCGTCTCCCTCTTCAGAAGAAGGTTCCTGGCCTGCTGCATCTTCTTTTTTCGGATCCTTTTCTTTGCCCTTGGCATTAAAAATCACCCCTTCCAGGTCAATTCCTTTTTTGCGACCGTATTCCAGGACCTCGGCCATATCATCAACCTGACGCCGCCAATCCCGGCCGCTCTCAGCCGCAATCTGTTTAAATGTCTTCTGTCCTGTCTGCATAGCTGTTTTTGTCGCAGATGATTCCTTAAGCGGATCAATCCACTTCTTCGGCTGTTTAATCCATTCATGCTTCAGATACTTGTCCTTCTTAAGCCAGAAGTCCTTAATCTGAACCAGTCCGGCCAGCACGCAGCTGATTACGAATGTTTCATAGATTTCATCCAGGGCTGTCATGAGTCTTTCTTCTTCTTCCGCGTAGGTCAGTTCGTCCTCTATGGCTCCCTGCCTTGCGGATGCGTAGTTAGTTTCGCTCATATCGCGGGACGTTGCCTCGTAGCTGAGTCCCTGTCCCGCTCCAATCATCCTCTGATGGAGCTTTGTGAAGCTGGCCGCATCAGTGGCCTGCCCGGTTGGGTTAACCACCTGAACCTCATCGCCTGCATTCAGCTCCTTGATCATTCCAGGAGTCAGGGTCTTTCCGTCGTATTCTTTCTGTCCTGCATTTCCACTGTTGCTTCCGGAACGGCCCATGCCAACCGGCGGCAGCTGCTTCTTAATGAAGACTGAAAGACAGGCGGCGATCCTTTCTTTTACGGATACAGCCGTCATGAATTCATTGGTATCCCTCACCCTTGGAACGGTGCAGGCCATGTCGGACATCTCCCTGATCTGCGATGGCCGCCTCTTCTCAAAAATGAAGATCATATCTTTCGCCGGGATATATACCGGTTCAGCGATGGTGTAGCCATCAATCTGATACTGCCTGATCCAGTAACCAACAGGGCGGTTATGCCGGTTATATTCGATACCTCCGACCACCCGGTTTCCCTTCTCATTCGGACCGGTCTGCATGTTATCCAACTCATCAACCTCTAAGGCCTGAAGTTTGAATGGGATCATGCCATCCTTGGTGTACCGTTTCAGGATCAGGATGCCTCCGTCCACTTTCTTTCTGCGAACGATCATTCTTAAGATGTCGTTCATACTCTGTGTTCCAGTGACATCACAGTTCCTTGGTTTGCACCACTGTATCCATAACTCTTCCAGCTGCTTGTTCAGTGAACTGTTAGTGGTTGCCGCCTGGATCTGGTATCCATGGCCGACCACGTTCCGCTTATAGGACAGGATCACTGAATTCATGATGTCGGAGTTTCTTTCCAGGTCTCTCGCCCTGGCCCGGACCGTCTCACGACTCATCCGGTCTGTAATTTCTGCGGAATTATTCGTAGCTCGCCAGCCGGCATTCAGTCGGCCGTAGTTCCCTGCGTCATAATTCCGAAGCTCATCTGCATAATTTCTCCACGCTGCTCTTTTCGCGCCCAATTTCGGGGAAATAAAGGAAATTGCTGAATCTAACCAGTTCATTTTTACCTCCCGTCGAAAAACGCGACATAGGTATTGTCCAGGAGGCTGCTGCTTCCTTCGGCATTCACCTCTGCCTGCAGTTCTTTCTTCATTGTGCGGAGCATGGAGAGGTCGGCTCTGGTCAGTTTACGGCTACCGATCTGATAGCTCTGGCCACCGATCAGGACCTTTGTGATTGCTTCATTAACCTGCTGCAGCATTTCCGCAGCTGTCATCTGTCCTTCTTCTGCCATTCTCTTCCTCCTTATACCCAGTGTTCATTTGCCCGGATCCAGTTTTCTTCCGGAGTTTCCTGTTTCTCTTCCTGCTGCCTCTGCAGCTGCTCTTTGCGTTCTGCTTCGACCTGAAGGTGAAGCATCCGGACTCCGAGGATATCCGCAGCGGCCAGGCAGTAAACTTCACAGTCGAGATAGTGGTTATCTATATGCGAGTGCTTAGGTACCCACTTCTGTATGGTTCTGGATCCTGATTTCACATTGACTTTATGCTCTGCAGTCACCTGCTCGGCATATTCCCGATCACATCCCTCGTATACCATCCAAGCGCCTTTCCCATTGTCTTTTCGCATCCTGGACGCAATCATGTCTTTGTACTTATCACCATCAACCAGAACTAAGTTCATGCCGTAGGCTCTGCTGTCTACCTTGTTGATCTTTGATGTTTTAAAGTGAGACATCATGGGATTATTGGCGCCTTTTACCGGCATAGCCCACTCAGAATTTGATGCACAGAAATCATATGTGCTGTCTGCGTTATATCCTGAATCGATCAGACACAGCGACACGACTACCTGTTCTCCGGATTCCGTCAGGTACGGGGTGTTCATGATGCTTTCGATATCCTGAAAAGATAAAACCTGGCCATGTGCGATGTTTTGACTCGTGATATACGGTCCCCAGGCTCGGATTGTCCAGTAGAGGCACGTCTCTTGGACGTCCACTCCTGCTGTCAGATATCTGGCCCAGTCCGGAACCACAAGCTGCGGCAGATCTGTCTGCCTTTCCATGACCATGTCCGCATCCGTTTTCAGTTTGGTGTCTTCCCAGGGCTCTGCCAGCCATGAGTTTACGAAGTTCTGAAGAAGATCAGGATTGTCTTTACTGTCGAGGAACTCTTTTACAATTTCAGAAAAGCGCACAAACGGTGAATACAGGGTATTAATCCAGAATGCGACTTTCTTACTTGCCTTCGTGTTCCTTCTGACTTCCCTCCACTCTCCATATCGAATCATGCGGTCTCTGTCCTGATCAGTGATCTTGCATCCGCATTCCTGGCAAACATAGACGGCCATGTCAGCGCGCTCTGAATTGTCCAGGCCTTCTCCGTCCGGAAAGCGCAGGTTACTGAATTTCAGTTCTATGTATTCCCCGCAGTGCGGGCATGGGACAAAGTAATGCTTTTCGATATCTGCTCCCATAAGGGCCTGCCAAATATGGCCGGTCTGCAGTGTGGGGGTACTTGTCATGTATATCTTTCTCTGGTTGGTGAACGTCTTTGTACGTTCCCTGGCCAGCCTGATAGGGTCCGCTTCTTTCTTGCTGGCTCCGGGGTATTTGTCTACCTCGTCCAGAAAAAGATATTTAATTGCCTTAGATGCCAGTGCGGATGGACTGTTTGCACCATTGAGACTGAGATACATTCCCTCGAACTGAAGCTCCAGCTTCGATGATTCGTTTTCGTTGTACAGCTTGCGCAGAGGCTTGCTGGCTCTGATCATTGGTTCCAGTCGGTTCTTGCTTATTGATTCCGCCAGGGTATCTGTCGGATAAACGATAAGCGTAGGCGATGGATCCTGCTGAATGACGTAGCCGAGCATGTTCTGCATTGCCTCGGTTCCTCCGACCTGGGATGGTTTACAGAAGATGATCTCTTCTGTGTCGTAATTAATGAATTCGTCCATGATCTCTTTGAGATATGGGGTCTTTTCATTCCTCCATGGCCCAGGCATGGCCGATGTTTTCGAGTCCAGCATTCTGTACTTTTCGGCCCATTCGGAAACGGTGAGGTTCTCCGGAGGCTGCAGCTGCCGCATAGCCTCCTTCTGATATTCCGCGACGTTATACTTGCGGATCTGAATTCTTTTTCTTTTGAGTTCCATGTACATCTTCCGGCCCTACAACGCCTGCGACTACGAAGGCGCCCAGGAGCCGATTGACCTCACTGGCCAGTTCCTTTTCCAGATGCCGGGCTTCCGTTGGGTCTATACCGCCTGAAAGCATCCCGATGATTCTGGACGGGAGTGATGCTGCGAACTTTTTAAAAGCAACGAAAAATTTCGCATAATCGAGCTTTACTTCCTCGATAGAAATGTATTTACCAGCTGCAATCTCGGTTTTTAACCGATGCAGCTCGCCCTGGGATTCCTTGAGAGCGACGTCCGCTTTCATCTTTTGCTCTCTCAGTTCCACTTCCTTTTCCGACCGCCCAGCTTTCCCATACGCCTTTTCAGACAGGTACTTGATGTAGCTTTGAATAGTCGGCACCAGGTCATATCTGCGGACCGTACGACCATCTTCCAGGATTTTCGTCGTGGATATAATCCCTTCCTGAGTCAACTGCTGCACTCTCCGGACGCTGACTCCGAAAAGCTGAGCGATTACTTCGGTTCGATAGAGGCTTCCTTTGACTTCACCGTTCTCGGCCATCAAAATACCCCCCCCCCCTAGCAACATTGACTCTTCACTCATAGCTGCAGGTTCAGGCCTGGATCCGATAAGCGGATGGCCTTTTCCCCTGTATATTCTTCCCACCTGCGGACGATTACGTCACAGAACTTCTCGTCAAGCTCCATCAGGTAAGCTGTGCGGTTCAGCTGCTCCGCTGCCATGAGGGTGGAACCACCACCTCCGAACAGGTCCGTGACATTCCATCCCGGTTTACTGGAATTCTTCATAAGTCTTCCAATCAGCGGTACCGGCTTCATGGTTGGATGGATGTCGTTTCTTAAAGGCTTATTCTCAAATAAAACCGTAGTCTGATCTTTGAACGCCTCCCGGATCTGTTCGATGTATGTGATCAGGTCTTTTTTCTTCATGGATTCGAGATCCAGCTCTTCATCCATAAGAACCGTAGCCTGAGTACGGTCATTAATGAAATAATGGCCAGCGCCTTCCTTCCACTCATATAAAATGGGTTCATGAATCCACTGGTAATCGCTCCGGCCTAACACGAAGGAGTTTTTCTCCCAAATCAGGCACTCACTCAGCTTCAGGCCAGCTTCTCTGAAGGCCCTCCTGAATGTTTCGCCATGCGAATCGGAATGAAATACATAAATTGCGGCGCCTGGCCGCATGATACTGACAGCTGATCCGTAAGCGTCAAACAGAAAGTCGTGAAAACTTTCCTCGTCCATGTCGTCGTTCTGAATGCATGACTGTCCCTGGCCTCTGCCAGAATCCTTCATAAATTCAGTTTTTCCTCCATAGTTGACGTTGTATGGCGGGTCTGTTATGATGAGGTCGGCCTCTTCACCGGCCATCAGTTCTGCTATGTCAGATGGAGACGTACTGTCTCCGCACATCAATCGATGACGCCCTAAGATCCAGATATCTCCCCTTCTGGTTATGGGCTCATCGATTTTTTTGTATTCTTCTTCAGGGTCGAAGTCGTCATCTTCTGCCTCGGCATCTTTCTCCAAGTCCACGCAGAGGTCTTCCAGCTCGCTGGTAGAGAACCCAGTTGCTGCAAGATCGTACTCATTCAGTTCCAAATCCAGGAGCAGGTCTCTGAGCTTCAGCTCATCCCATCGCCCGGTTATCTTATTCAGAGCGATATTGGCCTGCTTTTCCTTTCCTTTGTCTCTGATATTGAGAACAACGACTTTTGCTTCCTCTATTCCGAGGTCCATCATAACTGTGCGGCGCTGATGGCCTTTTATGATGGTCCCGTCGTAGTTGATCACGATTGGATCCAGGTATCCGTTCTCTTCGATGCTGCATTTTATGTCCTGGTACTCTTTATCCTCCGGCTGAAGCGGAAC